GCTTCCAGGTGTCCTCGACGCTCTCGAAGCCGGCCAACAGAAACTTGTTGGCGATGTTGGAGAGGATGCCCGGCAGGCGGAACGTGCTGAACGCCGCCTGGAGCGTGCCCTCCATGTCGGAGCGGAACGATCGACCCTGGTAGCCGTTGGCCCACGCCGCTTCGAGCATGAGTTCCTGGAGCCCGATGCCGTTGCGGAACCGCCGGCTGACGGCGTCGAGCACCTTCTCGTCGAAGCGCACCTCGGTGGCCTTCAATCCGCCGCTCAGGCAGACGGCCGCCGCGAGCACGTCGGAATCGACCGCGTTGTCGCGGATATGCGCCGCCGGGGCCTTGGGCCGTTCGGCGCGAAGCACCTCCAGTTCGGCGCGGGAGACGTCCCAGCCCTCGGCGATGGCCTTGGCTTCGATGTCGCCGTGCTTGTCGCCGCATACCTTGCGGACGGCGGCGATGCGCTGCGTCTCGGCCAAGGCTTTAGCCCGCAGGCTGGAGACTGTCGTCTGTAGGCCAGAGGCCTCGGCATCCGTGCCGCTGGCCTGGACATCCATGTCCGTCGCCTCCGATACCTTCTCGGTGGCTTGTTCCTTCTTACGATCGTCATCCATGACGTTGGTCTCCTTGTTTTCGCTACAGCCTACAGCCTGCAGACTACAGTCTGATTTCGCGGCCACGCTCGCGGAGGTATTGCCGTCGGCGGCCAGATCGACGAATGAGATTTCGCCCAGCATTGCCTTGCGAACCACGTTGACGGGTCCCTTGAACTCCCGCCCGTTGACCAGAACCGCCTGGTCCTCGCGCACAAACTCGAACTGCTCCACCGATGCACCGAGCGACGCCTGCCAGGGGAAGCCGTTTCGCGCGGATGCGACGATTTCCTTCGCCGCGGCGGTGTCGCGCGAGATGAAACCGGCGGCGACGAGCCTGCCCTCAGCGACGGCGATGCTGTCGGTGTGCCCGACCCCGGCGGTTGCGTCGTGGCCGAACCGAATCGGACGCGATTGCGACGGGATGGCCAGACCGGCAAGGTCCACGATCACGGGGTAGCGCCACCCGGCGATGCGCATCGGTCCCCCCGTGTAGGCGATCATCGAGAAGCGAGGCAGCTTCGGCTTGCCGTCCTGGCCCGCGGCAACGTCGGCCAACGCCTCGATGGACAGCCCGCCCGGCTCGCTCAGGAACTGAAGCGTCGCGCATCCCTGCGCGGCGGCCCGCTGTTCGCAAACGGCCCGGCGCTGCGCGGCGTCGGGGAACTCGCGGATCATGGCCGGATCGCCCATGCAGCGCGCGATGAACTCGTCGTGGGTCTCGCCTTGATTTCGTTCAGGCAGCGGCACGGCTGACCTCCTCTTCTTCCTCGTCGTCGTCCTTGTCGTTCTCGGCGGGCGCGCTCGGCGTGGCCTCCGCGCTCGACAAACCAAGCTCTTTCATGAGCGCGACTTCCTTGGCCCGCTGGCGCAGCTCGGTCTCCCAGTCCTTGCCCTGCCGGGCGTACTCGGTCGCGAGCGTGGTCGTGTGACTGGCGAGCCGCTGCGTCTGCGCGGTGGATTCCTTCTGCGGGTCCACGTGCCCGTGTCCGTCCCAGAACCATTGATGGGTTGCTTCGCCGATGTGGCCGAGTTCGAAGACCTTCACGGCCTCGGCGAGCCACGCGGAGAGGATTCGATCCAGGACGACGCATTCGAGATGCGCCTGCTCGACGCGGATCGCCTTGAAGTACGTTTGATGGTCCAGTCGCCCCGAGGCGTAGTTGTAGCCCGACGAATTGCCCGCGGCGATGTTGAACGGCATGTTCAGACACCGGGCGATCTCGTTGAGGATTTCCCGTTTGAACATGTCGTAGGTCGTGGCCGGCTGCTCGGCCTTGACCTGCGACGGCTCCCAGCCTTCGGGCGTGAACACGGCCATGTTCGGGGCGAACTCCATTTCGGTCATGGGTTCGACCTCGGCCGCCTCGCCGCCGGCGGGCGCGTTGGTCTTCATCAGCACGGCGATGTTGGCGGCGCTTTCCGCCGCCGCGATGACCGCCAGTGTGTAACGTCGAAGCTGGGCAAACAGCGGCAGCGCCGGCAGGATGTCGGGCAGGCCGCGGTTCTGGCCCGGCCGGTCGGCGCGGAACCAGTGGATCATGCTCGCGGCCGGGATGCGGTCGTACTCCGTGGTCGCCAGGGCCTTCTCGTCGCCCGGATGTTCCTTGAGCACGTGGTACTCGCGCGGGTTGCCGAACTCGTCCAGCACGATTCCATCGACGGCGTTGGTCTTGGCCAGCGATAGCGTCGGCGTCGTCACCTGGTCGGCCTCGATCAGCCGCACGTCGAGTTTCACGGGGGCGTCGAGACGCTCGTTGTTGAACAGCAGCGCGAACGCCTCGCCGTCCTGCGCCCGGGCCTGTCGCATGGTGCGGAGCATTTCGGGCAGGCCGACCGTCTTGGCCCAGCGCGCGAACTCGGCTTCAATCACGCGGTTCGTCTCGGCCGAGTCGGTGAGCATCTGGAGCCGTGGGCCGGTGCCGATCACGTCGTTGGCCAGGGTGAGCACGATCCCGCGTGCGTAGGCGTTGTTCGCCACTTCGTAGCGGGCGCGGTTGCGGAGCGTCCGCCGGACTTCCGGCGAGGCCGCCGCGTCGGGCGAGAGATGATCGGCGTTGGCCCAGTGCTTGCGGTTGTCGGGTGTGGTCAGCGCGGCGTCGAAGCGAGCCTGTAGGCTGTAGGTGGCAGGCCGTAGGCGCAGGAAGCGAACCTCGCCGCGCATGACGCCGCGACTTCTTCCGAGCATCCATTCTCGCAGCCGTCGGATCACGACCGTGCCTACCTTCCTACAGCCTACAGACTATGGACTACGACCTTCCGCTACGGCTTGGCCGTCTCCGGCGGCGTGCTCTGGGCCACCTTCGCCGCCTGCTGGCCGACAACCGTGTTCCCCAGCGCCTCGACGGTGTCCAGTTCGGTGAACGCCCGCGTGGCCGCCGCCGTGGCCGCCTGGGCAATGACCAGGGCGTTCTGGAGCGCGTTCTCCGCGATGATGTTCAGGCGCGACAGGTGCGCAGAATGCGACTGCATCAACGACCCCCCGTAATGCGACGGGGCCCCCGCACCGATCTTGGTGTTCTCGTTGGCGACCGAATCGACCAGTCCTTGATCCGCTGGCATGACAACCATCCTTTCTCGTGGCAATTGCCTGCGACGCCGCCCCAATACGCATCGGGATTACTCAGCGCCGCATCATCGTTTCGACTTCAGACTTCAGCCCTCAGGCGCAGGCCGGGCAACATTCCTGTAGGCTGAAGCCTGCAGCCTATGGCCTACGCCGTCCCCGGCGGCACGATCTTGACGCGCGTAAACGCCTTGGCGGGGTTCTTCACCGCCTCTTTGGACGCGAGGTACTTGTCCGCCTCGATCTGGTCCGCCAGCGAGTGCTGCTGTGTGCTCACGCCGTCAGCGCTGGCCTGCTTGGGCCCCTCGGCGTTCTGCTTGATCGCGTCTTTCAGGTCTTCCGCCATCGCGCTACCTCTCCTTCACTACCTACCGCCGGAGCGCGCGAACTGTCCGCCGCACGGGCCTCCAGTTGAACAACCGGTCGCGCGAGGGTGGGGCAGTTTCCAGATATGGAAAGAATCTCAGTCGACCGCCCGTTCGCAGGTCGTCATCCGTTCACCGCAGTGTCGGCAGCGGCGATAGCGGATGATCATGCGGTTGACCCTGCGGGTGTGGTCCACGAAGAAGTGACGACAGCCGCATTTGCGGCATTCCAGGCCCCGGTCGTCCTTGTCGGGCGACCAGCTCTTGCGCTCTGTGACGGGTTCGGTCATACGCCCTTCCTTCGCAGATCTTCCTGTGTGTAGCGCTTCCGGGGCCGTGTGGCCAGCGTCTCGCCGGGGGCCTTCACGCCCGCCATCGACGCGGCGGCGGCGCAGCCCACGAGGCAGTCGAACCAGTGATTGTCGGGCCGCGTCGGGCGCGGCGACCACTCGTGCACCACGCGGCCCAGGCCCTGCACCTCGACCCAGGTCTCGGAGTGCGCGATGTGCTCGGCGAACAGCTCGTGCTCGCGGCCGTCCTTCCCGAACAGCGAGATGCAGCCCCGGTCCCCGGCGGCGGTGGCCAGCCCGGCATGGACGAACGTCTTCCAGTAGTTCACGTCCACCAGCACGTGTTGGAACTCGCCGGTCTTGCGGACGTTGGGGATGTACCAGAAGTGGCCGTACACCTCGCCGGGATGGCGCGTGTACGTGGACAGCGGCTTGCGGCTTGCGCGGATGCCGACGCCCTTCGCCAGGATCATGGCAGTGCCGCCGGCCTTGCGCTTCACGTCGGCGGCGATGCCAGGCTTGTAGCCCATGTCCACCAGCAGCCGGTCGATCTTCATCAAGCCGTCGCCGCGCCTCCACTCGCGGCTGAGGTACGTCGAGACGAGCTTCTCCATTCCGGCGTGGATCGCGCCATCGGTTCCGGTTCCCGGAAACGCCCGGCCGAGCGTGCGCTTGGCGGTGGCCAGCGTGAAGCCGTATCGCTTCTGCTCGGGGAACGTGCCGTACTCAATGATGTAGCCGGTGAAGTTCTCCTCCCAGGCGCAAACGCAGTAGAAGAGCAGCCGGTCATGCACATCGATGAACATCGTGAGCTTGGTGCAGACGGCTGGCACTCCTCCGCGCTGGTAGCCGTTGGTCTTCTGACACACCTGCTCGGGCGTGAGAATCTGGTCGTTGAGTTGCACCAGCACGGGTTCGTTCTGATACTCGCTGGCGAACGCCTCGGGGCCGACCTTCAGCTTGAGGTTCATCGCGTGCTGGATGGCCGAGGCCTCCGTCCGAGCGTCGAACCGCGCCGCCCAGGCGACGCGCGCGCCGGCGTCCATCGCGGCGCGGTGTCGCCGGTAATACTCGGTCGCGGCCTCACGGCCCTCGGTGCGGCGGACGGTGGCGGACTCGTCCCACAGCTTCT